TTTTTTTCTTCTGTGTTGCCTGCTGTTTCGTAAGATGCTAATTGTGAATTTGTTGGTTTATTAACACCAGAAACGTTCCAAGTTTCTATGTATGGGCCAGAGCCATCATCTCTTAAATTAAAATTACTTCTTTCACCATTATAAGTTTTAGAATTAGCCTCTAAATATAATTTAATTTTTGTACTAAGTTGTGCCATATTATACTCCAGTTATCCTAAATGCTCCAAATGTTGTGTATTTTTGATTGGCAGATGCACCTCTAACCACTCTACCACCATTACTATTATTTATTTTAGCGTAAATTTCTATATAATCATCTCCATCTAAATCAAGTACTTCTGCAAACACAAGATAATTATCATTTCCTGTTGCAAATTTATAATAAACACTTTCTTGACTTCCATTTTTGTAAACCTTAGCCATGTGTTCATCAGTATTTGCGGCAATGTTAGTATCATCAAAAGAAAGTTTACCATAAATATAATATTTTCCTGCTACTGCCGGTGTAAAACGATAGTTAGTACTATTATCATATGTTCCATCCGTATCATAAATTTCTGTATTAAATTCTACTTTAGTATCTGTATCATCTGATAGTTGACTTGAACTTGAGCTTAAATAAGCCTCAAAGGCAGGAGTGCCTTGAATATGTTTTATATCTAATCTTTTTAATGTGCCTCCATCACTGATGACTATTTCATCATCGCTTGCGGGCTGTGCCGCTAATGCTGTAGTGCCACTAATGACATCCACATCAAATCCACCTGCTTTAATTTTCGTTTGTGCCATTATGCATCCTCCAATGTTTTAACTCTTGCTTTAAGAGCTGTCATTTCTGTTTCTAAAGTTTCTATTTTTGTAATTGCTTCTTGCAATGCTTTAATTGCTTTCATGTAAAGTATAGAATATTTAACTGATTTAACTTTTTGGTCTAAAGTTTTAATATCTCCTACTTTTTTACCCTCTGGTAAAACATCTCCGTCTTCATAAAGTGTTCCAAAGTCTGAACTTAAAGCAACAGTTTCTTTATCTTCTGCTGTTTTACCACCAATTAAACCATTCATACCTGCCGTTTCTACTTCTTGAGCAACAACACCTATATAAGTTTTATCTACACCTTTAGCTACTTCTTTTTTAAGTTTGTAATTTCTTATTTTTAATGCCTTGATGTCATCCCACTGTGAATTTGCATCTACAATATTTTGTTTAATTCTTTCATCAGAAGATGAGCCATAAGAATTATTTGCATTTTCTACATTACCACTATCTCTTACTGCGAAAAATCCACTACCATCTCCATTTGCACCTCTATAAATGTTGTAAGTTTCATTAGTGGTAACTCTACTGCAAACAGCATTAATAACATTAGCATCATAACTTCCGCTAGTGCAAGTTACTTCTGCACCGGTTATGGCCTCACTAACTTCAACATCAAGTTGAGCAGAACCACTTGTCGTACCTATTTGAAGATACCCACTAGAAGAAATACGCATTCTTTCAGCATCATTAGTATGAAACATCATATTGTTTCCATTATTGGCATAAATTATTCTACCAATATTATTATCTCCTGAGTCTCCAAAATTTATACATAAATCATTTCCAGTTCCACCAAGCATTGTCATACCAACACCAGCAGAATTTTCTAAAACTAATTCATCTGCATCAGTTGATACACTACCACCACTATCAGCAGTTTTAATATGAAGTCCAACACCTAAATCACCCATAAATCCACCACCACTAATACCCACAACATCATTTCCACCATCTACTGTGAGCATGTGAGTTTTTGTATCTGATTCAAATCTAAAATCTACATCAGCACCTGATTCATTAAATACTTGTGCTGCATCTGGATCAAATCCCGCATACGTTTTAATTCTTGAAGCAGCAGTTTTTCTTAAAGTACCCCCTGCTCCGTCATCTATTAAAAATAAATCAGCATCAGCTATAGCTCCGCCAATATCAGTTTGAGAATTTACAGTATCATCTGGTATACCAATAGTTCCTACAGCTTTTGCTTGGTGTACAACATAAATATTATTCGTGCCGCTAGGAGGTGCGCCTGTGAATGCTAAAGTTGTTCCACTTACAGTATAAGCTGAGTTAGGATCTTGTCTTACGTTTCCTACGAAAACTTCAATATCAAGTGTGCTGTTTGGTGAAGAGTCTAATGTGAAGTCAGTTGTACTACCATCACCACTAAATCTTTTACCAGCTAATGATTGAAATGCATTAGTTGTATCTAAGGGTGTTCCTACATATGCCATTCTACGTTATCTCCATTACTGACAAAGCAATGTCAGCCGCACCAGTCGCT